TACAAGTGTAGGCGTATCAATGCCAAGTGCTTTTAGCGTTGCTAGTAGTCCGATAACAACAAGTGGCACAATAGCAATAACAGGAGCTGGTGTGGTTTCTCAATATGTTAGAGGTGATGGTTCACTTGCTAACTTCCCACAATCAAGCGGTGGCGGTTCTTCAGTATCTTATTATCTTAATGGTTCGGTAGCTCAGGGAACTTTAGGTGGAGTAGCTTTTAAAGAAATAAATAAAACACCTATTATCGGAGCTGGTACTGATTTTACAATTTCAGCAGATGGTTATATTCAAAGTTTTATTACCGATGCAAATGATCCTAATCAATTATTAATACCAGGTGGTAATTGGAATTTTGAAACATATTTTAGTGCATCTTCAACTGGTGGCTCACCAAGTTTTTATGTAGAATTATATAAATACGATGGTACTAGTTTAACTTTAATAGCAAGTAATTCAACAACACCTGAAAGCATTACAGGAGGTACAGCTATTGATTTATACATAACAGCTTTATCAGTTCCACAAACTGTTTTAACTTTAACTGATAGGTTAGCAATTAGATTTTACGTTACACATAGTGGTCGCACAATTACATTACATACTGAGAACAGCCATTTAGGTCAAATCATAACAACTTTTACAAGTGGCTTAACAGCTTTAAATGGATTAACTGCACAAATACAATCATTAGCAACGGGTACTACAGGAACTGATTTTAATATATCTTCAGCAACCGCAACTCATACTTTTAATTTACCAAATGCAAGTGCTTCAAATAGGGGTGCATTAACTTCAGCAGATTGGACTTCATTTAGTGGTAAAGAATCAACATTAACATTTTCAAGTCCATTAAGTAGAGCAACAAATACTATTTCAATTCCTGTAGCAACAACTTCAGTAAATGGTTATTTAAGTTCAACAGATTGGACTACATTTAATGGTAAGGTTGATTATGCTCCGAGAGTTCAAAGTGTAGCAAGTTCAGCAACAGTAACACCAACCTCAACAAATGATTTAGTTAAGATAACAGCTCAAGCTACAGGCTTAACAATAGCAAATCCAACAGGCACAATGTCGGAAGGACAAGCAATGATAATAAGAATTAAAGATAATGGCACCGCACAAACAATAGCCTTTGGAACTAACTATCGGGCTATCGGAGTAACATTACCAACTACAACAACTATTAGTAAAACTATTTATATTGGTTTGGTTTGGAATGATACAGATACTAAATTTGATGTTTTAGGAATTAACACACAAGCATAATGTATTATAACTTAATACCTTTAATGAATAAAGTGCCACCAATACAATTTACAGTTGCAACAGGTGGAACTATAACAACAGTCGGAGATTACAAGATACACACTTTTTTATCAACTGATAATTTTGTAGTTAGTCAATTAGGTACTGCTCCTAATAATGTAGTTGAATATTTAGTTATATCTGGTGGTGGCGGTGGAAGTGGTCCAGCTGCTGGAGTTGGTAATGGTGGCGGTGGAGCTGGTGGTTATTTAACAAATACAGGATTATCTATTACAGCTCAAACTTATGCAGTTGTTGTTGGTAGTGGAGGTAATGGTGGAACTGGTGGAACTTCGGGAAATAATGGAGTGTCTTCATCTTTTAATTCAATAGCTCCTTATGGGGGTGGTAAAGGTCAAGCTTGTTTTACTACAAATACTGTTACTCTTAATGGTAGTGGCGGAGGTGGTGCATATTCTTCAACTCCTATTACACCTTTAGGAACTGTAGGTCAAGGTAATAATGGAGGCTCAGTTTCATCTTATGGTGCTGGCGGTGGTGGAGGTGCTGGAACTGCTGGAGCTTCTACTTCATCTTGGACTGGTGGTGGTGGTGGTAATGGATTAGCAAGTTCGATAACAGGAACTTCAGTAACTTATGCTGGTGGTGGTGGTGGTGGAAGTTATAATTTAGCTGGTGGTAATGGTGGAACGGGTGGAGCTGGTAATGGCGGGTCAGGTGCTTCTACTGCTATTTTAGTAACAAGTGCAACAATAAATACAGGTTCGGGTGGTGGCGGTGCTGGAGCATATACAACTGGTTTTCCTTTTGGTGGTAATGGTGGAAGTGGAATAGTAATAATAAAATATAAATTTCAATAATGGCAAATTTTGCACTTATAAAAGAAAATATTGTGATAGCTGTAATTGTTATTGATAACGAAGTTATTACTAATAATGGAATTGAAGTTGAACAATTAGGAATTGATTTTATAGATTCATTAAATATTAAAAGTATTTATGATTACGATAATATAAAGCAAACATCTTATAATTCTAATTTTAGAAATACTTATGCCGGAATAGGATTTACTTATGATAGTGTAAATGATGTTTTTATTTCGCCTAAGCCATACGAAGATTGGATTTTAGTAAACTATAAATGGGAAGCACCAATACCTTATCCTAGCGATGATAAGCAATATTTTTGGAATAATAATCAATGGAACTTAATAAATATATAATGACACAATTTGACATTCTTTTATGGCTTGTATCGGGGTTGATAGCCATCTTATCTTTCATCGGAGCATTAGGGGTTAATGCTTTGATGAAAATGAGCAAGGATTTGAACGACATTAAAACTATGGTAATGGTCCAGGATGTTAAGCATGATAGTTTAGAACGAAGAGTTGAACAATTAGAACATAAGAAATGAAAAAATATAGCATCGAAGAAATAAAAGCACAATATTTATTAAACAATTACAAATGGTTTAGTGATATTAATTTTGTTGGCATACGTTCAAAAGCCGATTTACCTAATCAGTTTGATGACTTATTCGGAGTAATTAATAATGAAAAAATAGAATGGTTTACCTGTACTACTAATCCTGGTGTTCATTGGTTAAAGAACTTATTAAATCCAAAAGGAGCAGCATTACTAAAGCCAGCTCAATACGTTGATACTTGGAAAATAGGAATGCATCAAGGCAAGTATGAAGCGTTTTGTCAAGTAAAGCCAGTAACTGTTTATCGGGATAAGAACTTAAATGATAAGGCAGAAGAAAATTTAACTTTAGATACGGGATTATTTGGTATCAATATACACAGGGCAAATGAAAAATCAATATCTACAATAATAGATAAATGGAGTGCTGGATGTCAAGTGTTAAATAATCCCGCAGACTTTAAAAAGATTTTAACTTTAGCTAAGGAATCAAAAAAATTAAACTATACTTACACACTTTTAAAAGAATTTTAAAATGGACCAGGTTTCTATTATTGGCATAGTAGTCGCCTTGATAGGTGTTCTCAAAGGTAAAGACGTTTGGGATTATTTTAAAAGTAGAAACGAACTAAAAGCTTCAGGTAATAACAAAGTAATTACAATTTACGAAGATCAGATTAACGAATTAAAAAAGAGAATAGAATTATTGGAGCAACGTATTGAAATGTTAATCGAAAAACTACAAAGTAAAATTACAAAAAGTAGAGGAAAAAAAGAATGAAAAATTTTATAAAACAAATATTAGCAGATGAAACAGGATCAATTTCGAGTAAACGAGTATGTGGAATTATATGTACTATTATGCTATGCAGCACTCTTTTTGCTAATCAATTTACGCCCGAACACATAAAGCCTTCAGATACCTTAGTTGAATGTGTAACCGCATTGGCTTTTGGTTGTTTAGGATTAACCACTATTGATAAATTTAGTACAAGAAAATGAAAAAAATAAAAGAGAATAAAGTTTTAATAATATTTATTACATCAATAATTTTGTGGGTTTGTTTCTTTTCACAATGTGTTAATTAATATACCTGATAAGTTTGTCATGTTCAATAAATCAATTATTTTGTGCATAATAACATTATGTGTTCATTTACTAATTGTTTGGTTTCTTTATTCTCCTTACAACGAATTAGGAATAATTAAAAACTTTAGAAATGAAGTTGATAGTTTAAATAAAATAAATGATAGCTTATATTCAGAGATTAAATATCACAATATTGAAATCGAACATTACGAAAAAGAAATAAGTTATTTAGGCCACCAAAAACAAACAGTAATAATTAAATATAAAACTAAAATAAATGAAATTGATACGCTTAATAATAATAACCTTGTTGCTGAATTTGACAGCATATTCTCAAAGTTTAATTATAAATAATAAAGATACTTTAATTTGTTTTAGCTCCGATAAAGCTAAGTTTTTAGCAAAACAATACCATAAAGCTGAAACCTATTATTTAGCAGATTCATTATGCCAGCAACAAGTTATCTTAAAAGCTAACCAGGTTAATTTATATAAAAAGAACGAAGATAAGTTACAAACTATTATCGGAAATCAAGTAACTATAATCAAGTTTAAAGATGAAGAAAACAAATCACTAACCATTCAGATGAAAGGATTAAACCTGGAGGTTAAAAAACAAAAGCGTTTAAAAGGAATCAGTATTATTTTCGGGGTGTCCTGTTTAGTTTTTGCTTTAGTCAAGTAAACGTTCTTTAAGCATACCCTCAATAAGAATAAGGTAATTAATTGCATCACCGATTTTCTCCTCAATATATTTATCGGTATAGTTTACAGCTCCATTATCAACAGCATCCAAAGTATCTTTAATAGATTGAAAGTGTTTAGTAGCAAATTCCCAAGCTATTTTTTCGGGGCATGTATGAAAGCTTATACCAACTGACTGCTTAAAATTATGGAACTTATCGGAATCGGTAGAATATTCTTTGCCTTTCGATAACATAATAGTTTTAATCAAATCAATTCTTTTTTCAATTACTTTGTTAAATTCGTTTACATTCATTTGAATCCTTTGTTTTCTATTAAATAATCATACAACTCTTTTATATCTTTATATTCTTCGTTTAGATCCGGCGTTCCATACATACCGTTCATTTCGTATAAATAATAACACAAATGATAATCCCCATTTTCGGTTAATACTTCAGTCCAAAGTAAATCATTTGCTCTTGTAATTTCATCAAAGGTTTCTAATAAATCAATTTTTAAAGCATAAAGTTCATCTGATCTTTTATTGTGAGCTATTTGCAAATCAATAATTTGTTTAAATTTTTCGTAATTCATATTTTTATTTGTTGGTTAATTTCTACATTAAGTTTGTTTTTGTGCATAATATTACTTACTTCCATCTTGTAATTGCATATCATTGTTATTATCTATTTTCCGATAACCCTCAGACCATAAAGTTTTAGTTAAAATTACGCTGAGCTTTACAATTTCATCTTCTTCCAGTTCAGGAAGTAATATATGTAAACTTTCGTGAGTTAATATTTCTAAATGCTTTTTACCTTTTAAACGTATGTCAAGTTCGATAAGATTAAGTCCGCAATGAGCCAGTCCCCAAATATTTTCTCTTCCAAGTTTTAAATATTTAACTTTAATTTTTTTATTCATAATTAAAAAGGTGCTTCATCTTTGTTTATAACTATTCCTTGATTTAAAAATTCTTCGTTATTTTCAGTTTTATTTAATTTAATCCAGTTATCATAATTTGGCATCCCTTTATAATATCTTCCATTAACACGATCCCAAGAAAATATGCAGCATCCAGTTTGGCCCCAATGTTTAAATTTAACCTTTTGTATATAAACTTCAGTTAGATTTGTTTCAAAGTTACGATAAACAGTTATACCATTTGAAGTCTTATTATAAAAATTAGCAGAACCACTTATCGAATATAAATTTGGAATCTCAAATAATCCTGTATTTTTATCCTTAGTTATTTTTGTTGGATGGGCCACTAAAAAACAATGTACTTTATTTTTTTCACAAAACATAACTATCTTATCCAGTTGCTCACTTATATATTTAGTTTCGTTACCATTATATTTATGATCTAATTTATTCCAGGCATCAATAACAAATGCTTTAATTCCTTTTTTCCTTACTAAACTTTTTACAGCTGCTAAGATACTTTCTAATTCAAAGTTTTCTGAAGGATTAATAAAATAAAAGTTATTAGCATGATAATCAATCATTTGTTTTAATTCATCACTTGATATTCTATTAAACCCCTCAAATGCTTTACCACTTATTTTTTCAGCAAACTTACTAAAATGTAATTCAAGTGGGTGGTTTTCGGGAGAATATAAAGCTATCTTCCAATTATGACTAATATTTAATCTTGTTAAGATAAAGTCCAAAAATTCAGATTTACCATGACCAGGTATTCCTGTAATTGTAGTTAAGTATCCAGGTTGAAATTTAACAAACATATCAAATTCAGCCATTCCAATACCATCACCTTTCGGTAAACCATTATTATAATAATTATAAATGTCATCAGTAATATCATTTGCATTAAAAACACCTTCAATCGGGAATTCTTTACGTTCTGACATAGCTTCAATTATGCCTTGAATACCATATTTAATCAAACATTCGTTAGCATCTTTACAATCTTTAAACCTAACATAAGTGCAGTTTTCAAATCCTAATCTTCGAGCTAATTCGTTTTGTAAATTTATACCTGGCCCATCATTATCTAATGCGAGAACAAATTGAGTTTTATCGGAGAATGATTCTATACAGTTATCTAAATATTGAAAATTAATTTTACCAGTTCCGGCTCCATTAGGTACTGAAATACAATTTTTATAACCCGATTCAGCCATTGTTAAACAATCCATTTCACCCTCAACAATTATAATAGTTTCATTATCAATAGTGCAATCTAAATTATAAAATATCAATTCAGCATCTTTAAATAATTTAAAATCTTTACTTTTACCTCGATATTTAATATTTATTAATTCTCCATTACGAAAATAATTAAATTGAATAGTGTTAATTTCTGCCTTATTTTTTGGCATCCATTCAATTCCTTCAGAAACTTTAAAGTCTAATAGTGTTTTTTCGCTAATTTTACGGGCTGTGAAGAACTTTTGAGCATCAAGTGAATAGTTAGTGCCACTTTTAAATAAAGGTCGTTTATATTCAATTTGTGTGCGTTTCTCAAATTTATCTTTTTTTTCTACTAAAACAACTTGACAATGGTTGCACCTTCCAGCATTTTTTGTAAGATTGAAGCTAAAACATTTATCGGTTTTCTTTTTTCTTTGGTGAGAACAAACAGGGCAAAGCATTATATTTTCTCCTAATTTGTTAGCTTGTATGACATATTCGCTACGGTCTGCCAGGTTAATTACTTTTATTTCCATTAGTAAACCATTTTAATTTTAGTTGAATCTTTTATTTCGTTTTCAGGTTTAAACCAAACAGCTTGAGCTTTCTGCTTCCAATTTTTAACTTTGTTACCTTTGGCATCCCTCCATTTAGAAATTGAATAATAATCATAAAACTTTTTAGCAGAAGATTCAGAGTAGCCATTTTCAAAAAAATAAAGTTTAATATCTTTTATATTTATTTCTTTTTTACTTTCTCTTTCTCTTTCTCTTTCTATTTCACTTTCTATTTCTCTTTGTTCCGATGTAGGTTCCGACATAGGTTCCGATATAGGTTCCGAGATAGGTTTTTTATTTTGATGTTTTAAGTTTAAAATAGTTTCTTTAGTTGGCTTGCCTTTCTTACCTCCACGAGATAAATTCAATCTATTTTCGCAGCTAGGAATAAATAATATATTTTCGTTAATTTCAATAAGATTTAATTGTAATAATTTATCTAAAATCAAATTTAATTCATTCATCGAAACTGAAAATTTACGAACCCAAACATCTTTTTTTAGCTCAGTTTTATTATCATTTAACATTGCGAAATCAATAAATTCTCTATATAATCCACGTTCACTTAAAGATAATTCGAAAACACTATCTGAATTGCCCCAATCCTTTGGGTACCATGTATAACCTAGTTTAGCCATAATTAAATTAAAAAAGCCTAATGCTTTTGGAGTGTGC